TGCTCGCCCTTGCCGCTGAGAACGCGCGGGATGAAAAGCAGACCGACTTTACCGCCAAGCTGAAGGAATTGGAGGATCGGGTTTTTGCCCTTGAGCATCCTGAGGAGCCTGACTACGCTGTGTGGGTTCCCGGATACGTGACGAAGAAGGGCGAGGTCGTGAAATTCGACTATGACAATGATGGCAACTATGATCTGCTCCGTTATGACGGCGGCAGGACGGAAACAGCACTCCGTCCGGGCAAGATTGACGGGTGGCACGTGGTAGATGCACAGGGCAATATTCTGGGAACGTACTACAACGGGGAGTTCACTCCGGTGAACGCCGAATAAAATCAGCTTTGCATGGTGATGTTATGGTGATATAATATCATTAGAGGAGGTGGTATTATGTCCCCTAAATCGCCGGAAAATTCTGAGCGAATCAATGTTTTTTTCTCCCAAGCTGTGCTGAATCGTCTGAAACGGGAAGCGTCTGATCGTGGCATGACGTTATCTGGGCTTGTTCGGATGATCGTTATGGAATGGCTTAAGGGAAGGCGGTGAAATGGGATGACCCGTGAATTTATCCTTAAGGTAGAGGATTTTGGGGAATCAACCGATGGGGCAAAATCGGGTATGCCGCAAGAGCTTGTCCGATGCAAGGATTGCGACAACAGGGAATGTGACGGAAGAGCCGGAACAATCGTCTGCGGAATAACGGGTGAATCGCATAGCAGATTGTGGTTCTGCGCTGACGGGGAAAGGAGGCTTTATGAGCATTAAATTGGTTGCGGCAATCGGGTGGTATCTTGCTATCATTTCCCCGTTCGTATGGAGATTTATTTTTAACTGGTACGATGAAAAGCACAAAGACGATGAGATGTAAAGGAACAAATTAACGTTTATGTATGACTAACCAATCCAGAATCAAACGGTTCCGGCGTGCAAAAATAAAAACATGAAAGGTTGTATCCTGTAAATATTGTTTTTTTTCGGAACCGTTGATTACGCCGCCCTCAATTCCGGGGGCGGCAATATTTGACCTTCTGCGGGGGTGATTGTGCATGGTATCAATATGGGCGGTTGTCCCCGCTTTTATTGCGGGTGCGGCGTTTGGTGTCCTTGTTATTGCGTTGGTAAGTGCAGGTGAAAAGCCGTGAAAATTGTTGAAGAACTGAAAAGAAGGTGGACAAACAGAATGTCAAAAATGATTGCTGACACGGGGCTTGCACGGGAATACAAATCCGTGTTTGACGTCAATGGCGTTCCCGCCTTTCAGCAGTTTTATAACATGGGTATTTTCCTGTGGAAATGGTTGTGGAAAGGGTTCTATAAGCCGTGGCATCTGATTAATGCCCCAACGGTCGGAAACCCAAATGCAACACGGGAAATATACCGTTTGAACATGGCAAAAGCCGTATGCGCTGAAATGGCGGGGCTTGTCTGGGGCGAAGAATGCGCCGTCAACGTGTCCATCAAGGGACGGGAAGCAACGGAAGACAATCCAGACCCGCTGAATGAATTTGTGCAGGGCGTGTTAACTGGAAATGCGTTCCGGGAGAAGATGCAGGAAAACATTGAAGAAGGTTTGGCGTTGGGCGGGTCTGCGCTGAAGGTTTGGTGTGAATCCCGGCATGATGCGGACGGCAACGAAATCCCGGACACACGCAAGGTGTGCATTGGTTACTGCATGGCAGACCAATTCGTGCCGACGGCATGGGACAATGCCAAAGTGACGGAAGGCGTTTTTGTTTCCCGGATCGCAAAGGGCGGCTATTATTACACCCGCCTTGAATGGCACAAGTGGAACGGTATGACATACATTATAACTAATGAGTTATACCGTTCACAGATCACAAAGGACGGGGTTGATTCGCAAGACATCCTTGGTGTCCGCTACCCCCTTGCGGAAATCTACCCGTACATTGACGAAGTGACGGAAGTTCCGGTTGACGAATCTCTTTTTTCATATTGGCGCACGCCAATTGCGAACAACCTTGATGACAATTCCCCGTTGGGCATGAGCATATACGGCAACGCCCTTGAAACCCTGCACGCCCTTGATATTTGCTATGATTCGTTCGTCCGTGAATTCCGGTTAGGCAAGAAACGCATTATTGTCCCCGCCCGTGCTGTGCGGTCTGTTGTAGACCCCCAAACGGGGTGTTTGGTGCGGTATTTTGATGCCAATGACGAAACATATGAAGCGTTGGCTTCCGACACGCCGGAAGACCTTAAAATCACGGACAACAGCGTTGAATTACGTGTTGAAGAACACGTTTCCGCAATCAATGCGTTCCTGTCCATTCTCTGTTTGCAGGTAGGCTTTTCTGCCGGGACATTCACGTTTGACCAACACGGCGGCTTGAAGACGGCAACGGAAGTGGTTTCTGAAAACAGCAAGACATACAAGACAATCAAGACGATTCAGAACCAATTGCGCCCCGCTATTGCACACCTTGTGCGGAACATCATTGACGTTGCCGCCCTTTACGGCGTGGGTGATGTTGCAAGCCTTGCGGCACAGGGTTATGACGTTAACATTACCTTTGACGATGGAATCACGCAGGACAGGCAAACGAACATCAACGAAGGGGTCATGTTGGTTGGTGCGGGAATCCTGTCAAAGTATACGTTCCTTACAGACCCCAAATACGGACAGGGATTGACAAAGGAACAGGCAGAAGCAGAACTGCAAAGGATCAAGGAAGAAGGAAAAGGGGCGGTTGACCCGCTTGCGATCTTTGGAACTGCGGAGTGATTAAAGGATGAACCCGGAAATTATTGACCGTATGGGTTGGGAAATGGCAGAAGTATACGGCGCAATAACTGACCAAATATTGGTCAACCTTGCCGGGTGCTTCCCATATTTCAAGGAAAGTGACCTGCCCGTTTCGTCCTTTGCGTATCAGACAAAAATGCTTGCGCAGATGGGCAAAATAAACAACCAGACCGTCAAAATTATCCGGCGTGGATTGAGCGGCGCAGACGATGCCCTTGAAAGGTTCATTGAACAGGCAATAATTGATTCCGTGAAGTCAACACAACCGGAACTGTTGGACGCAGTTAAAAGGGGGTTGCATTCACCTGCGGAATCGGTAAAAATCACGGTATCCCCAAACCAGACACGGGCGTTTCAATTGTACTATAGGCAAGCGGCTGAAAAGATGAACCTTGTAAATACGGTCATGTTGGAAAGCACACAGCAAGCGTATTTGGGTGCGGTTTCTGATGTGGTTTCCGAAATGTCCGTCATTGAAAGAATCGGACGGGTTCAAACAGGTCTTGATACTGCCGCCGGGGAAACCATTACGGGCGTATCAACGTGGAATCAAGCCGTGAAACACGCCACAGACCGCATGAAGGAAAACGGGATAACCGGGTTTGTAGATCATGCGGGGCGGCGTTGGTCTGCGGAAGCCTATGCCGCAATGGACATACGCACAACGCTTGCCAATACGTCACGGGCGGCAATGTGGGAAACAAACGAAAACTTCAACAATGACCTGTATCAAGTATCATACCATTTAGGCGCAAGACCCCTGTGTTATCCGTGGCAATGCAAGGTCATTTCCGCAACGGACAATTCCCGGACGGTAAAAGACCTGTACGGCAATGACGTACACGTTTACGCACAATCAGAAACCACATACGGGCAACCCGCCGGGTTGTTTGGTATAAACTGCGGGCATTATCCAATGCCGTTCATTCCGGGCGTTTCAACGGTTCTTGGCGAACCACAACCAAAAGAAGCGAATGACAAACAATACAAGGATTCGCAAAAACTGCGGGCAATGGAACGGAAGATACGGGAGCAGAAACGGGACTTGCAGATGATGCAAGCGCAGGGCGCACCGCAGGAAGATATTGACCGACAGAAAGAGAAAATCAAGGGAACGTCTGCGGGAATAAACGAATTCTGCAAGGCAACCGGGCAGGAACGCCGCCGGGATCGTGAAAGCGTATTTACGCCACGTTCATTCCCTGCCGCAGGTACGTATGACGTTACGCAGTTTGAAAACGAACAGAAGCAAATAATTGACGAATGGTACAAGAAGGGCGGCGCACAGCAGACGTTCACCTTTGGGACGCTTGTCCCGCTGATGCCGTTCCTTCCGGCAAACAAACCGAAACCGCCGGAAAAACCGAAAGAACCGACACCCACAACGCCGACAACACCCGCAGAAGCACCCGTTGAAAAAACGGAAGTTGAAAAACGTCTGGAAGCACGCAAGGTTGACCGCCGGAAGTTTGAAAGATACACAACGCAACCGACAGAAACGGAAATCATTGAGAAACTTGCGGGCGCAGACAAAACAAAAGGTTCATGCGCTTCAGTCGGGTTGGCATACTGCGGCAACAAGTGTGGGTATAACGTGCAAGATTTCCGGGGCGGCATGAGTCAATTATCATTTAGCCAAATGAGCAACCTTATGGACATTGCCAAATTTGACGGGGTTGTTAGTTTCAAGGTAAAAGGGTATAATGACTTCAAGAATGCAACGGAACTGCTGAAAAACGTTCAACCGGGCAAGGAATACTTCTTTACGGCAGGGAAACACGCCGCAATCGTTAGGCAATCCGCAACCGGGATTGATTACCTTGAAATGCAATCCGGGTGGAGAAAAAACACGTGGTACAACCTTACGGAAGGTGTATTAAAGCACAGATTCGGTTGCCAAAAGTCGCATACTTTATACGGGGAGAAGTATGAAGTACCGGAAATACTGATTGATATTGATTCATTGCAAGGGAATCAGCAGTTTGCGAACGTCCTTGAATTTATCAACACGGAAGCCGGAAAGGAAATGAAGGGCATTGGCGGCGGCGAAAAATAACTTTTACAAGGACAATCCGTCAGACCGGGTTTGGTGGGTCGATAACCCGGACGAAAAAGGCGTGTGGTTGTTCTCGTTTGACAAAAAAACCGTGTTTAACTTGTTTGAAGATTACCCGTGGAAGCTTACCCCGGATCAAAAGGCAATCTTTGACCGAGAAAACCCGTATTGGGCAGAATTCTTTACAGACAGACAATAAGGCGGCGCAAGCCGCTTTTTTGATTGAAAGAAAGGGGGAAACAGTATGGCTTGTACACATCCGGCAATCTGTGACGGCGTGTGCCTTGTTTGCCATTGTAAGGTGGAAAACGGGGCGGTTGAACCAAAGGACGCAGAAGTTGTCAAGGAAGAACCTAAACCGCAGGAAAACGCGCAGGAAACGCCAAAGAAGACCACACGGAAAAAGACCAAATAACCACGGATGAAACAGGCGGCGGGAAGCCGCTTTTTTCATACAATTTTGCCCGCCGGGGCGTTAAACACGGGGG